TGCTGACCTCGGAGGCGGCGGCGGCGGTAGCGAGGTCAATTTTTTTAGTTATAGATGTAGAAGAATAATTATCATTAAAATAATCCTTAACAATTGCACGCATTTTATTTTGAACATAAGATGTTTTATTAGTATAATATGTTAGAAATGGTTTAATTTCACTACCTGAAGTAAAATCATTTATAAAATACCACATTGAAAATGCAAGATTAGCAGAGGATGTTTTTTCAATTTCATCAGATAAATCTTCACTATCTATATTACAATTTAATATAGAATCATACAAAACATCAGTTTTGAAATATATATTAACAATTCCAACTATAATAATAATAATAAGTATAATAATTAAAATTATTTTCCATAAATCCATATTATATTTATATATATATTAGATAATATAAAATATATAAAAATTTATTTCTAAATATTATAATTAATTTATTATTATTATTAATTAATAATAATAATAAATTAATAATAATAAATTAGAATTTTAACTATTTATCTTAATATTGAATATATAATGTTAAATGATTAATGATTAATGTTTAATGTTTAATGTTTAATGTTTAATGTTTATAATTAAAATTTTTAATTTGCGCTTCTAAACCATTTAATTGAAGTAATTCAATATTATCATTATAATACATACTATTAGATATATCAATAATATTATTACCAATACTAATATTGTTATTAATTATAGAATAATCTTGCATATCAATAATATGTAATTTAAATTTGTTATTAAAAATCAATTTGTTATTTAAATATATACTAATATATGTTCCATCGTATTTTATGTCAAATTTATTAAATTTATTAAATTTAATATTTTTTAATGTAAATAAATTATACAAATTATATGACATATCAATATTATGATCATGATTAGTATTATAATAAGTAGGTAAATCGGTATTGAACGAAGGATCTTTGTAATTTAAATCATTATCAATAGGAAATTTATATCCATAAAAATAAAACAATATATCATTATTTTTATATGAAATAATTGGTCTTTTACAAAAATTCAATATTTGTATTTCATTATTATTATTGTTATGATTAGCATTTATATAAAGTTCAAAATTAATTTCATAATTATTAATAGTATTGATAACATAATTATATATTTGATAATCAGTTTTACCTATATTTTTTTCAATATAATTACCAGAAATAATATCATTAAAAAAATCTTTAATATATTTTTTAGTTTCTTCAAATTTTTCAAAAATTTTATCATTATATTCAGTAGAAGTTGAAATATTGTTTACTTGATTACTATTATTATTTTTGTTTGGATCCTGCATAGCAATACTTTCAACAAATCCTTCAGGTGTATTAATAAATTCAATAAATTTATGCAAATATTTTTTGATTAAATGTTCATATGTCTTGTTTTCAAAAAATTTAAGAGAATTATCAGGTATATTAAGTATAGTATTAAAATTTTTAAGTTTGATATATTTTTTAATATAAACAGGCTCTTGTAATTGATTATTATAATAATCATAATTCAATAAATTATATGAAACTTTTGGATTAAAAATACTATTATTTTTTAAAACATTACTATATTTATTATATAAAAATAAAACAAAAAATAAAATTAAAATTATAAAAAAGTATAAATAAGTAATAGGTAATGTAATTTTCAATTCATATTTAAATTTATTTACTAATAAATATATAATACAAGGAATAAAAAATATAATTAATATAAAAGTGCATGTTAATGATTTTAAAAAGTTTAATAAAATATTGAAAATACCGGAAAAACTAGATAAATCAGGAGTTTTATTAACAGCTAATGTTCCATTAGTACAATCAGTTATAAATTGTTTGAATATATCTGATAAATAAATAAGGAAACTAACAAATGTAAAAATAATAATAATAATAATAATATTAATATAAAGGTTGTGTGCAAAATCAAAAAATTTATAAAGAAATATAACAAAAGAAACAAATAAAACAATAGAAAAAAATAATAAGATACCAATCAATATACATTTAAAAAAGATACTTAATGTATTGAATAAATTGACATCATATTTTCCTCTGTTAGTATTTTTTTTATTATCATGATATAAATAAAATAAGTAATTATGTTTATGTTCATTATCTTTATCTTTATAAAATCCATAACCTTCACTATGTGTTCTAGTATTTAAAAAATAAAACAATAATATAAGTAATAAAGAAATGAAACTTAAAATAAATAAACAAAATTTATAATATGTAGAATCATTGTCATAATAAGATAATATATTAGATTTGTTATAATTATATTCAATTTCAGATATTTTATTAGTATAATAATTATCATCGTTTGATTTAAGTAAATCATATGACCTATTATTATCAAAAAAATTATAAATAAATTTATTATAAAATAGAATATATATAAATATTAAAAAAATAAAAAACAAAAAAATAAAATATCGCACGGGTTTATTAATAAAAAAATCAACAGAATTATTAATACAATTATATAATGATATTTTTTTTTCTTTCAATGATTCTAAAAATATAAATTGAATCAAAGATATTAATATATATTTTGTTTTTTTTATTATAAAAATAATAAATTTATTGAAATTTTCTATATATTCATACATATTAGAATTCGTTAATATATTAATATATAATTATATAAATAATTAATATATTAATAATTATAAATTTTCAAAAGCGGTTTTTTTTCCATGACATTCTCTACATAATGCTTCTAAATTATTTACATCATTAGTTCCACCGTGACCTAATTTTTTGATATGGTCAACTTCAAACCAGGCATTTAATTGTGTATTACAATGTTTACATTTCCAATTTTGATTAGATGCAATATATTTTTTTTTAGTTTCACTAACACTTCTTTTAGTTTTTTTTTGATTATCATAATTTGAATTATTATTGTTAAAATTATTATTGTTAAAATTATTATTGTTTGAATCAATATAGTTTAAGTTATGATTATTAAAATTATGGTTATTGAAATTATCAGGAAGATTTTGAAGAGATTTTTGAGTTAAATTAATGATAGGTGTAATAAAAGATTCAGTATTTTTATCAATTGGTGCATATTTAACATATGTATTAACATTGTACAATAAATCTTTAGCTTGTTTAGGATTTTTTTTTAATAACAAATACAAGGATAATCCAACAAATGCTACAAAAATCATTTTATAATATTTTTTGTAATTGTAAATTTTATACAATAGTTTATTATCATAATAAATATTCATAATAACGAATAATGTAGCAAAAAAAATAATGAATTCAGCTTTCATTAATATATAATTATATAAATTTAATTTTTAGTATATATAAAAATTATTAATATAATTAATAATAATATCAATAAAGAAAAAAATATGTATTTATATTTTTTAGATTTTTCCTCCTTTATTTTTATTTCTTTTAATTTATAATTATTATAATATTTATTCATAGCATCAAAATATGAGATTTCTTTTTTTCCTAAATAAATATTAATTTTATTATGAATAAAATGAACCCATTTTATTAAAGATTCTTTTGAATCTAAATAAGGGGTTACTGGATATTTTTCTAAAAATATAGAAAATTGTTTAGATATATCATGATGTGGTATAAAAATAGGTAAATTATAAATGACATCATAATATTTTTTTTTCAAAATATCATTAGGATTATCAGAATAATTAATAGCAATAGTATATAAAAAAAACCAATAATTTGGTCCCCATACAATAGGATTCAAATCCATTTAAAATTAATTAACAAAAAAGATTTTAAAAATATAAAAATAAATATATTAGTTTATGATAAAAAAAAACTCTTTTTGCAATAATTGTGGTCGTAATGGACATTTATTTCATCAATGTAAACATCCTATTACAAGTAATGGTATAATAGTTTTTAGAATTATAAATAAACAAATAGAAATATTATTAGTAAAAAGAAAAGATAGTTTATGTTATGTAGATTTTATAAGAGGTAAATACAAATTAGATGATAAAGAATATATACAAAATCTTTTCAATAAAATGACATATAAAGAAAAAGAAATGATAAAAAATTACAAATTTGAAAATTTGTGGAAAAATTTATGGGGTAATAATGTAACAAATCAATATAAAAATGAAGAAAAAATATCAAATGAAAAATATTTGTATATAACAAATAATAATAGTCCAATTAATATTAATAATATAATAGATAATTGTATTGAATCATATATTGAACCAGAATGGGGATTTCCAAAAGGTCGTCGTGGTTTTAAAGAAAATGATATACATTGTGCATTACGTGAATTTCAAGAAGAAACAGGATATAATAAAGATGATTTGGTATTAATATCAAATTTACTAGCATTTGAAGAAATTTTTACAGGTTCAAATTATAGATCTTACAAAAATAAATATTTTTTAGCATATTTACCTAATAATAAAGATCAAATTGATATATTTCACAATAATGAAATAAGTGAAATAGAATGGGTAAATATTGATGATGTACATAAAAAATTTCGTGAATATAATTTTGAGAAAATCAAAATAATAAATGACATTAAAATTATATTAAATAATTATAATTTATATATATAATAAATGATATCTTCTAGTTCAGACGATAGTAGTTCTGATGATGATTATAAAAATATAAAATCATATGAAGCAAATGATTCATCTAGCGATTCAAATTCAGATTCAAATGATGATTCTATTAATAAATCAAAAATAGATAAAAATAATTCAAGTGATTCTAGTGATTCAAGTGATTCAGATGATTTAGATGAATCAGAAAAAATAGCAAATAAAAATCATATAGAATATATTGATAAATTAAAAAAAAATTTGTACAATAATACAGAAGATAAAAATTATAATAATTATGTAATTCCAAATTTATTAAAAAAAGATGAAATAAAATATTATTTAAATAATATTGAAAAAATAAACAACAAAGATATTAATAATGATAATTATGATTATATATTACCACATATAGATGATACTAATTTTAATTTGAAATTAGTTAAAAATAAACAATTTTTAGATACAAAATACAAAACATATGATCATAAAAACTTAAATACTATTGCTGATAAATTATGTAATAGTGATTTTGAATTAGCACCTCATCAAATATTTGTAAAAAACTTTTTATCTGTTAATAGTCCTTATAATAATTTATTATTATATCATGGATTAGGTACAGGTAAAACATGTTCAGCTATAACTATTGCTGAAGAAACACGACAATATTTAAAATATATGAATAAAATAAAAAGAATAATAATAGTTGCATCACCAAATGTTCAAGAAAATTTCAAATTACAATTATTTGATGAAAGAAAATTAAAGTTTGAAAATGGTAAATATAATTTAAACAATTGTGTTGGTAATAGTATATTAGATGAAATAAATATAAATACTGAAAATTTATCAAGAGAAACAGTTATAAAAAATATTAAAAATATGATAAATACATATTATATATTTTTAGGATATATTGAATTTGCTAATTATATTATAAAAACTAGTAATATAGATAATTATTTGCAATCTAATAAATCATTATCTGACAAAGATAAACAAGCATTAATTAAAAAAAAAATAAAAAGAGTTTTCAATAATAGATTGATCATAATAGATGAAATTCATAATATTAGAATGATAGATAATAATAGCACTAATAAATTAGTAGGTAGAGAATTATTGAAATTAGTAACATATACTGATAATATAAAATTATTATTGTTATCTGCAACCCCTATGTACAATGACTTTAGAGAAATAATTTATTTAATTAATATTATGAATATAAATGATAAAAGACATACAGTTGATTACAAAGATATATTTGATTCAAATGGAAATTTTTTGAAAAATGATAAAGATGAAGAAATTGGAAAAGAATTATTTATTAGAAAAATTACTGGATATATTAGTTTTGTACGCGGTGATAATCCAATTACTTTTCCTTATAGAATATATCCAGAATATTTTAGTAGTAATAGTTCAATGAAACATGATTATCCAAAATATCAATTTAATAAACAAGAAACTGTTTCTACTATAAAATATTTAGATTTATATTATAATAAAATTTCAGAATATCAAAATTTAGTATATGATAAATTAATTCTTAATATTGAAAATAAATTAAATAAAGATGCTGATACTAATAAATTTTTAAATATTGAATCCTTAGGTTATATTGATTTACAAAAACCATTAGAAGCTCTAAATATATGTTATCCTAACATTGATACTATTTCTGACATTAATAATAATTATAAATTATTAATTGGTAAATCTGGATTGAATAATATTATGACACATGAAGAATCAACTTATCCTCCTTCAAAATATAATTATGACTTTAAAAAAAATGTAAAAGAAAATATTTTTGATTATAATAATATTGGAAAATATAGTTCTAAAATCAAAAATATATTAGATTACATATTAAATTCATCTGGACCAATTATAATTTATTCTCAATTTATTGATGGTGGTTTAGTTCCTATGGCTTTAGCACTTGAATCTTTAGGATTTAGACGATATAATTCATCTAACAATTTAATGAAAAATCCAGGAGAAGAATTAGATATATATAGTTATAAAAAAAAAACAGAGGCAATGAGATTAAACAATAAACATAAAACAGCTAAATACATTATGATTACCGGTGATGAACTTATTTCGCCTAAAAAAAATATACCTAATGATATTAATGTTTGTACAAATATTGATAATGTTGATGGTGAAAATATAAAAGTTATTCTTTTATCTCTTGCTGGTAGCGAAGGTTTAGATTTCAAATTTATTAGACAAATACATATATTAGAACCATGGTATAATTTGAATAGAATAGAACAAATAATAGGTAGAGGCGTTCGTACATGTAGTCATAAAGATTTAGAATTGAAAAAAAGAAATACTATGATATTTTTACATTCTACGTTATTAAATAATGATATTGAATCAATCGATAATTTAATTTATAAAAAATGCGAAAAAAAAGCTATTGCTATTGGTAAAATAACTAGAGTTTTAAAACAAAATAGTGTTGATTGTTTATTGAATTCTAAACAACAAGAATACAATGAAATAGCATTGAATACTAATTTAGATTTAATTTTATCTAATAATAATAATATATCATATAAATTAGGTGATAAAATTAATACACCTATATGTGATTTTATGAATAATTGTTATTACACATGCAATCCTAATTTTGATGGAACTAATAATATTGATAATTTAGATGAAAATCTTATGAATTATAGCTCTAATAATTTACTTTTAAATAATGAAAAAATTAAAACTATATTATACAATATGTTCAGAGAAAAATATTATTATTATATTAATGATGTCAAAAAACAATTTAATTTTTTTAATATATCAAATATAAATATTGATAATGCTATACAAAATATATCTAAAAATAAATCTATTATTTTTAAAGATAAATACAATAATCCTGGTTATATTGTAAAATTTAATGATTTATTAATTTTTCAACCATTTAATCTTGATGATAAAAATGAACCACTTTTTTCTAGAATGAATAATAATATTATTGCACCTGAATATATACAATATAAACCCAAAGAAGAATTTTATCAAAACAAAATTGATGTTAAAACTAAATCTCAAAAAAAATCTAGCTATAAATCTGACCATGATTCGAATCCTGATTCTAATTCTGAACATGATTCTAGTTCTAATACTGATACTGATACTGATACTGATACTGATACTGATATTAATATATCTAAAACTGTTATTGTACAAAAATATATAAA